ACCGAGTCTTTAAAATTGTCACAGAGAGCGTCCCTTGCACCTCTAAATCCCATATTAAGGCAGCCACAGGTATGAATATAGGAGATCAGCCTCACATAGCTACAGAAAACCAAAAATACATTTGGATGGACGATACTAAAGAGGCGATACGAGAAGAGTTGAAGGTTATTTCCTCAAAGCCTTCCTAAACCCTTGGAAGAACTTCTTAATGTTCTCCTTAGTGTACTCACGAAAAACCCAAGGTCTTGCAGGGATCTTCTTACCTTTGAACTTAAACCTCTTGTCTTTGATAAAGGGGTTGTTTTGTGTAACGAACCCCTCATCATGGTGAAGTCCATACTTAAGAAAGGAGAATCCACCTTTTGAAGATTTTAGAGAACCTAAGAGTCCTCCGTCGGCGATTAACGGCTTTTTACCTTGCCCTCGGAGGGACCTTGTTTCTAACGTGGACTCTTTTAATTCTGATAGACCTCCTCTTAAGGTTTTCGACGATTGCGTCTTAGCGTCATTTGCCCCTCTATTCGTTAATCCTGTTATCAACTTTGGGAGCTGGCTCGCTAGCCTTTGGAAGCTGAAGTTCGTTTCTATTCTTATCATTTATTTTCTTCCTTTTTTCCCAAACTTTTTTTGCTTTGGCAATAGTACCAAGGTCTTCGTTATTTTCAAGTGTAAGCTCTGCTTCAGTAATTATGTTTAATTTAAGTCTATGGTCATCCCAAAGAATCTGATCGTTTGTGCTAAGAGGATATTCAGGTGGAATAAAGTCCAATCCAAGGGTTTCGTTAAGCTCCACGCCTCTCGCTTTTGCAAGGGCTTTCTCAACTTCATAAATTTTGTCTTCGTACAGCCTCCAAAGCTCTATACCATCTACATAGTCCTCATGTCTCTCCAAGTCTCTTATCATCAGGCTGATACCAGAAGGAACTTCTCCACCTTGCTCAGCCCAAGTAATCCAGAGATGGTTGTTTTGAGCGACAAGTTCGACCATGAACTTCACGAGATTAACAGAGGTCTCGAGATCGCCTCCAGGACTCTCGATCCCAAACTTACTGTCGGGGTCATCAAGGGCGACGATATTGTTGACACCCATACGAGAATAAGTTTTATCGGTATCTACCCCACTCATCCAGGGTTGTCCCCACAACTGATACCTACTCCCAACGGCAAGCTCGGTCATTGTAACATTTACTTGCTCGTTAGCGGTGATAATATCGGTAGCACCCTCAACGAAGAACTCATCGAGTTGGTGATCCTTATGTGTGAAGATGACAGGTAACACGCCAAGTTTATGAGCTTGACTGTGTACCCGTGTCCCATCCTCGTCGAATCTTTTATAATGTGTGCTGTCGTAGTATCCCCATCCCAATTCATCCGTATTTGAAGGGTCTGAAACTGGTAACATTATAGGGTAAGCTAAAGCTACAGGATTCAGAGGGTCTTTGTCAAAGAATGGAACAAACTTATAAATCTGTTGGTATTTAAAAATAAGGTCTTTTCCAAGAGTGGGTAAGAGAGCCATTGAACCGTTTAGATTGGACATCTTTTCTTGATGTTTCATGGCAACCTCTTTATTTTTAATCATATCTTTGTACTTCACACCACCATCCCTAATCACTCCTGCCTGATAGATACGGCTCATCTTATCTATAAATCTCGTAGTGAAATTGTAGTTTGAGTAAGGAGCTTCATTCTCTGTAGCCCCGTCAAAGTATTTCATTGTGTATTGTTTTGTATTTGAAGAATAGTAGTCTAAATTTTTATTGACCTCTTCATCTCTTTTTCTACTTCTTTCTAATTTTGTCACCTGTAAAGCATCTTTTACCATTTCGTCTGATAACATTACCAACTCCTATCTAATAGTGTGAATCTTCCTCGTCTTATTGGAAAGCGATTGATAATGAAATATCTTGTTTCATCGCAAGTATGATCGTGCAAACCATCTTTAACTGGTTTCAACTTCAAATCCTTACCTTCATCTTCAGGATAACGGTAAGCTTCATAATCATCTATTGAATTTACACATTTCTTATCAACGTGGAACTTTCTTTCCCCGTCAGCACTCTCCATAAAGCTTCTAACATGTTCAACCCCTGCTGAGATGTCTTTCGATACTTTATCTCTTTTGTAATGTACCTTTATCCCATGCCTTCTGAATATCTCTATGTCTCCGAGTCCTGAACCACCAATTGATGTCCCTGCTGGATCTCCGAAGTATTTAACAACCCTGTAAGGCTTTGCTAAGACTCGTCTTGCAAGCACCTCTGTCTTTATATTAGTTTCGTGAGAAATCTCATCTATCTTAAAGATGTGATCTCTTGAATCAGTCTGATACCATCCTACGGCAGGCATCCTATACCCAAAGTCAATAGAACAGTAAGTTGGTAGGTCTGGATTGTAGGGGAAATTACCAGTATCCATATACCTATCAAATGGATAAACCTTGCCTGCATATGTTGTAAACTTAGCACCATACTCTTGATCGAATGATTCCTTTGTTAGATTCCTTTTAACAGATCGTAAAAACTTATCTCTCTTCCCACCAGGGAATACATGTTGATTAACCCAAGAAGGTGCTTGATAAGAATACCAATCAGGGTCTTTCTCTTTATGCCCTACCTGCCCAAGCTTGTACTTATCATAAATATGATTATACCCTTTAGGAGTGGTTATGAATATCCCTTCCCCACGTCTATCGGCTAAAGTTGGTTGCAAGAGTTCATCCCAAATGATTTTCTTCATTCTTGCAGACTCATCCATTACTACCTTGTCTAATCCTTCTCCAATAAGAGAATCAGGGTTCTCAGCACTTTTAGCATGTAAGGTTGAACCCCAAGGTGTTTCTAAGTACTTCTCACCCTTACGATTAGACTTGGATCTTATATCCATCTTTTCGTTATGAACACAAGTCTTCCAGACCTCCCGAAACACTAAGTCTGTAAGATTATGGTTAGGGGCCACAATCCAAGACCTTGTTTCAGGTAAAGACATTGTAACCTCTAACTCTTTAGCGGCAGATAGCGTCTTCCCAAACCTTCTTCCACAAACGTACACTCTATAAGGAGCATACTCTTCTGGAAAGTGAACCTTTTCTTGTCCTCTATGTGGTATGTAATCTGTGAATTTAAACCACTCTCTTTTGTATTCGCAGTGTTGTTCCCAATTTTTCACGCCCCTTTAACACTATAACTAACATTTTGTTTCATATAATGTTGTATTATGCAAGTATATTGGAACTTTATGAGAATGTGTATGTTTAAGTTGCTAATTAAATACTCGCAGGAGGCTAAATTGACAGAAGAAAATAAAGAACCTACAATACTCAATGAAGAGGAAAACAAGGGTGGGAAAGAATATGTTCCAAGGGATAAGTTTAACGAAACTAACGCAGCATTAAAAGAGGCTAACGAAAAGTTGGCTAAAATCGGGATTGATGCAGAAAATGCCAAACTCGCCAAGCTGGAGAAGGATGGAGAATTGCAAACTGTTATAGACCAACAGAAGGCAACCATTGAATCGTTACAACCTATAGCCGATGAATATGATAAATATAAGTCTAATAGAAAAAAAGAGTTGTTAAGTAAGTTACCCGAAGATAAGAGGGAAGCTTTTGAAGATACTTCAATAACAGTTCTTGAGAATGTGGTTGCGATGCAAAATAAGGCTGTAGATATAGAACAAGATGACTTACAAGGTAGAAAACAAGCTCCTTACAAGAATCTTGGTGAAGTAGCTACTGCTTTTCAGACTGGAAAGATTGATATGGAAACTTATAAGAAAGAATCTGCTAAGTTTAAAACCCAAAAAGGAATGTTCGATTACAATTAAACATTTAAAGGACGTAGACAATAAACCAACTGAGCTTGGTGATTTCAACCCTGATAAAGAGGGTAGAGTATCAACAGGAACAATAGATGGTGAGATGGTCTATGTGTGGGATAACAAAGAAGTAATTTCTGATTCTGATGGGTTTGGTATGCTTGTTGGAAGACAGCCCATACCAAAGACATTAAAAACCTTTCAATCAATACCTTTGGATCGCTTTAATAAAATTTTTAAAGGAGAATAAGAATGGCTATTGGTGATATTAATTATTATGCTGGGTCGTTAGTTGAAAGAATTGTAATATCGGAGGCGTTGTTAGCGTTATCTGATGCTAATGTTATGTTACCGTTGATTACAAGTAAAGGCTTTGATGCTGCTAATACTATTTCATTCCCTAAGTGGAATTTAGGGACAAACAAAGTAAACGCAAGTGATGTCAGTCAGTCTGATGCTGGTACTGATGCTGCTGCCGTTGCCGTCAATTCAGATAAGAAAACACTCACCCCTGCAAGGTACACGTTTTATATCCCTCTTTATGATGATGCTCAAGATTCATCTGAAGAGAGTAATATCAACAGTACATTGGGTATATTGGGTGCTAATGCTATGGGTGCAAAGATTGACAATTTGATTTGTGCTAAGTTCGACAGTTTTGCTACTGCAAATGATGTTGGGACTTCAAGTGTTGCTATTACTGTTGATAACTACTTTACAGCTATACAGAAGTTGAAAAGTGCTGGTGTAAAAGGGCAATACAGGGGTGTATTTGATCCCAAGCAGATTTGGGGTAGTTATGGGATTTCTGATGATCTTGTCACTTCTGATCAATTTGGTGGATCACCTGAATTACAGGCTAGATGGTTGTTAAATGGTTTTGAAGGTAAATTGGCTGGTATTCCTATTTATTCAAGTAGGGAAACTACAACTTCTACAACTGCTACCAAGGCTGGAATATTCGGTGATGGAGCTTTGTGCTTCGGTTATGTTAATCCTCTTATCAGGTTTGAGCCTGAGAGAGAAGGGAAGAAAATCAGAACTGATTATGTCTTCTCTGCTAATATGGCTACTGATGTTTTCCAGGATACCTATGGGTGTCAAGTTTGGACAG